TCTTATCATTAATCTCTTTTAAAGATTTATTGAAATGATGATATCTCTCATAGCATACTGCTACGTGAGTCTCTAAACTCTCTGCTTCTAAATGTGCTAATTTTGGTTCTTTGTCAGCCATTATAGCGTCTCCCTAAATTAATTATTACAATTGTATTTATCATTTGGTGCCAGGAATTATATTCATCCAAAACAAAAAAAGAGGACATTTGTCCTCTCTTTGTTGAATTAATTAAATTAATTAGTTTAAAGTATATCTGACATTACAAATTCTACATTTGATGCTGATAATGAAACTAAATTTATTGTAATACCATGGATAAGTTCCTTTAAAATAGCAACATTATCTGCATTACGTTTGAAAACGTCTGCATGTTCTACTGCAAATTTGAAAACAAATCCAGCGCCTGTCAATGTTGGTGCTATACCGTTCAATGTAACTGCTAAAGGATTATTCATAATTGTTGGTTGTGCAACCAATGATATAATATTAACAATATCATCTAAATTTTGTTGTGACTGGTCTAATATATCACCAGTATGTGCAATATCTAAATCTTTTACATACATTGTATAAAAATTAATGTTACCAGATAAACTTTCACTTGCCGATGCGGCTCCGTGTATTTTTGCCATAATGGTATCTCCGTACTCTTGTTAATAGTATTTATCTAAAATTAGACTTTAATTCTATGATACTACATCAGTATCAGTAATTAAACCTCTATCAAATGAATCAGCCTGATTTACACTCTCTGAAATATTACCATAGTTAGTAGCATCCATTGTTTTACCAAGTCTAATCCAAGAAGCACCATTCCATCCTTCAAAATAGTCTAGTGTAGAATTAAAACGTATCATACCAGTAACTCCTGTTCCTGGTCTTTGTGCTGTTGTTCCTATAGGGACAACAATAGCACCAGTTGGTGTCATCTCTGTTCCATTAAGAACTGGACTAGTTAAAGTTTTATTTGTAAGTGTTTCTGTTCCTGTTAAAGAAACAAAACTATCTCCTTGTAAAGCAGTATTAAATTCTGCAAGTGAGCCTGAAATTGTATTAGAATCTAAATCAATTGATTTATTAGTTAATGTATCTGTTGTGCTTTTAGCAACTAAAGTATCAGTTGTATTTGGTATAGTGATTACATTATCTTGTGTAGGGTCAACAACTGTTAAAGTTGTTTCATATGCATTTGAAGTAGAACCTTCAAACTTTAATGTATTTTGAACTTGTATCTCTGTTGAGTTTACTGTAGTAGTTGTACCTTGAACTGTTAAGTCACCCGTTACAGTTAAGTCAGAAGCAGTTGTAATGCCAGACCAAGAGTTTGATACACGAAATTTTACTGTGTTGTTTGAAGTATCAAACCAAATGTCATTAGTGTTTATTGTATATGTGCTTGACGGGTCTGAATCTCCTTGGTAGAAGGTCGTTCCAGATTTACCAATTTTGAAGTAAGGGACACTAGTCCCTTTTGCATTAATCGTTACAGCCATTGTCGTTCCTCAACGTTCGTTTTATCATGTCAGCCCTAATAAATTAAGTCTGTCGTTAAAGATATTTTGTTCTGTATGTATTTATCTTAAATGCGAATATTACTAAAAAAACAATTTGGCTATAGACATAAAAAAAGGGGAACACGAAGTCCCCCTTTCTATATCACCTTGATGGTAATAGTTATTACGGTTTACTTACAAATTAGATTTGCTTGTATTCCACAGTAACAATCACAGCACCAGTTGTTGGTGAAGCAGATGCGCCGCCATTCTGTAAAGTACCAGTAATAGTTGCACCACCTGTTGTCGCATCTTCAAAACCTAAGTCAACAATATACAAACCGCCCTCAGAAAGGTCAGCCTCAGTTGTAGACATTAGAGTATTTGTACCGTCGGAAACAATTAACTCATCACAGCCAACAAACGCAGTAGTAACTTTAGCAGTAACACGTTTTACATAGTAAGACTTGCCTGCAATGTTAGCCATTGTGCCGATTGTAAATGATGATGAACCGTTTGCTGAGAATGCCACACGTCTTGTACCAGAAGAACCTGATTGAGACGCTTTATTATCAACGTAGCCTTTAGATGCTAGAGCATGGTCCGCGCCACCTGACATATCATAACCTGAAGGTGCTAGTACAAGACCAGAACCCTTAGGAGCAAGATTCATATTGACGTTTGTACCACCAGCCATTGCTAGTTCTACACCGCCAGTACCGTTAGTAACAGTTAAAGAGTCAGTTGCACTACCAGTCTCTACAAAAGTAGCGATTGCTGTGTCATCTGCACCTTTAATCTGAACGTTTCCGTCTGCTGAGCCACCGTTACCACCTTTAATGACAACCGCACCAGAGGCGTTACCGCCTGTACCGTTACCACCTTTGATGATTAAGTCACCAGCCGCACCGGCAGAAGCATCACCACCAGATACTGTTAAGTCTGTATCGTCTTCACCTTGAATTAAGGCTTCGCCAGATTGACCAACAATAAATACGTCACCGCCACCTTGGCCTTGTAGATACATGTCTACAGCACCAGATGCCGCCGCGTTTTTGGCAGTTAATGTTACTTTACCAGTAGCATTTGTAATTGCGATATATTCACCAGAGCCTGAAGAAACGCCTGAACCGTCTAACGCAACTACACCAGATGAATTACGTACATGCTGTACATATTCCATACCTAATGCAGAACCGTCTGACATCATAACTTTATTATCAGAACCGGCTGATGTGATTCCTGTACCACCATTCGCTATAGGAAGAGTGCCAGTTATGTCAGCAGTCATATCGACTTTTCCATAACCAAGAGAACCGTTTGCCGCAACTTTAAGTACAGTCGAATTTGAACCTTTAGCAAGTTCAGAAACGCCTGCAGAACCGTCCATAAGCATGATTGAGTTAGCCGCATAACCTGAAGTATCAGTATGAGTACCACCCATTGACAATGGAAGTTCATTTGTTAGAGCGATTTCAGAAACAGTTAGGTCACCAATTACAAGGTCAGCAGCCGCTGAACCTTCAAGTAGTTCCCACTTGTCTGAAGTTTCGTTCCAAGTGATGTGAGCATCGTCTGACGAACCACGTTCAACTGTAACACCGCCGTTCTGTGAAGGAGCGCCTGAGTGGTTAGAGTTAAGAACAATAATGTTGTCTTCAATGTTCACTGTCTCAGATAAAGTAGTTGTAACTGAACCTGAAACTGTTAGGTTACCACTTACTGAAGCATTACCTGTAACAGATAATGATGCTAAAGTAGAAGCACCTGCATCTAGGTCGTTGGAACCGAAGTCACCAGCAACACCAAATGTTGCAGTAGAGTCTGACAATGTTAACTTCGTTGAAGTTGCATTATCATCAATACCTGTTGACGCAAAGTCAGATATAGTACCACCGTGGACTTTATCACCAGAAATCTGGTTAGCCGCTAGTGTTAATGTACCTGAAGAAACATCAAGTGAACGACTTGCACCCACAGTAATATCATAACCAGACATTGTATCAGCAGAACCTGCCAATGAAACGCCCGACATAGTACCATTGTGAATCTTATCACCTGAGATAGAGTCGTTATCTAGTGACAATGTTTGACCAGTCATATCAACGTCAGTACCAGCAACAGAACCGCCAGTAATTGTAACGTTAGATGATGACATTGCAGTGATTGTACCACTTGATAATGTCGCTGTACCGCCAGTGATAGCCGCAGAGTTTGTAGAAAGTGTAGAGAACGTACCAGCCGCTGATGTGTTAGCACCAATTACTGTTCCGTCAATCGCACCACCATCAATGTTCACTGAACTTGATGCTAATGTTACACCGTCAATGGCACCACCGTTAATGTCAACTGAATCAGATGTCATTGTAGTGAAAGTACCAGCCGCAGAAGCCGCCGCACCAATAATAGTGCCGTCAACTGCACCGCCGTTAATATCGGCAGTTGTTACAGTAGCAGTAGTAAATGTACCTGCTGCCGCCGTGTTTGCACCAATAATAGTGCCATCAATTGCGCCGCCGTCAATATTAACTGAGTCTGAAGCAATTGTTGTAAATGTACCAGCGGCACTTGAAGCACCACCAATAACTGCACCATCAATAGTACCACCATCAACGTCAGCCGAAGTCGCTGTCAATGAAGTAATTGTGATGCCTGCAATTGTACCACCTTCAACTTTATCACCAGAAATCTGGTTATCAGCCAAAGTTAGAGTTGCCGCAGAAACGTCAACAGTGTCGCCTGCTTCCGCAGTCAAACCACCAGTAACACTTCCGTCTTTTAGTAATACTGAATCAACAGTAACACCAACACCTGAACTTAGTTCATTAATTGTGTCAACACCGATTGTAGTATCAAAAGTAGCCGCACCGTCAAAGTTAATAGCATCGTTTACAGTAATACCGTTACCATTAAGGTCACCGATAGTATCTACATCAATACCAGTCATTGCTAGGCTAGCCACTGTTAGGTCTGCTAGTGAAGAACCAACCTTGAATTCAAACTTATCAGTAGTTTCATTCCATAGGAAAGTTGCGTCATCCGCAGTACCACGGTCGATAGTAATACCTGCTGAACCTTCAGTTACACCAGCACCAGTTTCACCATTGTTTAAAACAATGTTGTTGTCTTCGATAGTAGTGTTAGTTGAAGATATTGAAGTTACAGAACCGTTGACTGTTAAGTCACCAGCAACTGTTACTGCACCAGCAAATGAAGCCGACTCGTCAGCACCTATAGTTAGGACTGTTTGGTCTGCATTATCATCGATACCAGTTGAAGCGAAGTTAGAAATTGTTCCGCCATCAATTTTATCACCAGAAAGAGCATCGTTATCAAGTGTCAAAGTTTGACCTGTCATGTTAACGCCAGTTCCAGCAATTGAACCACCAGAGATTGATGCACTTGCAGTAGTCATAGTACTAAATGTACCAGCCGCTGAAGTTGAAGCACCAATTGTTGTTCCATCTACCGCACCGCCGTTAATATCAGCAGTACCGATTGTTGCTGTTGTCAAGTTTGAACTTCCAGATGCTGTTACTCCAGCATCTTTCATTACAACACCGTCTACAGTAACACCAGCCGCGCCAGTTCTTTCACTAATTGTGTCAGAAACCATTGCAACAGTAGCCGTAACTGAACCAGTTACACCAACATCACCAGTAACATCCATTGGAGCCGAAACTGCAATGTTTGTACCAGAGTAGTTGTCTAGTGTGTTTGTTTTGATTGTACCAGTAGCATTTACGTTAGTAAATGTACCTGCTGCCGCCACGTTGGCACCAATAGTTGAGCCGTCAATAGCACCACCATTAATATCAACTGAATCAGCAGTCATAGATGTAAACGTACCTGCCGCACTTGTAGTTGCACCGATAGTCACGCCATCCATATTACCAGATGAAGCGTCAATATCAACTGCACCATCAACGTCTAGTGTTTTACCAGCACCTAAAGTAATATCATAACCAGAGATAGTCTTGCTAGTGCCACCAGAAAGGTTAGCATTATCAATTGTACCACCAGAAACTTTATCACCAGAGATTTGGTCGTTTGCTAGAGTTAAAGTACCACCAGAAACATCAATTGTACCACCAGTAATCGCTACTGAGTTAGCCGCTTGAGTTGCCATTGAGCCCAAACCTAAGTTTGAACGAGCAGTAGTTTTACCAGATGAATCAGATGCATCAACACCTAAACCACCGTTTGTTAATGGTAATGCACCAGTAACTGCACTTGAAGATGTCAAGTTAACCGCGCCATAGGCAACGCCACCTGAACCGTCTGAGCGAAGTACTTCACCGTTAGTTGTAGTACCTTTAACAGTTAATTGGTCTGAACCATTAATTTTCACATACGTATCGTCAACGTTAACATTAAACGTATTAGCAGATTTAGATAAACCATTACCTGCTGTTAACTGACCTGTACCAGTGAATTGTGTGAAAGCAATTGAAGTTGAACCAACAGTGATTGCACCGTCAGTAGAACATACAAAGCCTTGGTCTGAGTTTACAGTACCTTCTTCAACAAAGAAAAAAGAACCAACAAACTCAGCGGCACCATCCATATCAGTAGCACGTGTCATTGCCGACGCCGCACCATTCCATACGTAGATACCGTTTTCTGAACCAGAAGACTGGTCCTTTAGTAGTACTCTGTCATCTGCTGATAGTGAAACACCATCAATAGAAGCGCCAGGACCACTTATAGTTACGTTACCTGTAGAAGCCGCACGAACTGAATCTTTAACATCCAATCCTGAAGCAACTGAGTCAACATAACTCTTGTTTGCCGCATGGTTATCCGCAGTTGGAGCCGCAACATTCATGTTGCCCAACGTTGAACCGTCTGTCGTTACTTTGAAAAGTGAGTTACCTGAATCATATACGACTCGGCCACCCGACTTACCAAATTGAACGTCAGCACCGATTCCGCGAATACCAAAGTTTTTTATATCAGCCATTATTATCTCCTATAATTAGCCATTTAAATAATTATTCCATATACCATACACGGAATAACAAACATAAAAATGTTATTTTTTATATTTTAGTTTTTCTATTTTTTATACCTCGGAAGGATTCTCAAGGCACTGCACGGAAGAGTCTCATGCATTTGAATACTCGGAAGATATCTCAAGTATCGTAAGTGTTTTTCTTTATCACTTACATATCTATTTATGAAAAAGAGGGGAAATATTATGTTTATAGATAAAAAAAGCCCTCATAAAGAGGGCTTTTCACTTAATTAAAAGTTTAGGTATTAGCCAATTACTGCTTCGATAGTAGTAACCGCACCAGTAACGCCGTGGGCGTCTGAAGCGTCTGCTGTATAGTCAGCGCCTTGTAGAGCGATGAATAATACGTCAGTTGTACCAGCCACGAATGCTGAACCGTCTGCTGTACCTGAACCAGCAACTGTGTGACCTAATGCGCCCATTGCCGCATAGATAGTGCCTAAGTTAGCCGCTGTCATGTTTGTAAGTGCTAGTTTAACGATTGTAGTTTTTGAACCTAGACCGTTACCTTGAGTACCTAGTGTATTTGAATCTGCCATGTTATTTCTCCTTAAGAAATGTTATTAATTTAAACTCAGAGATAGTATCTCTTCGCTTTATCTGTTAGGGTTTTAGTACCCTACACTCTTATTTATCATATTATGAGGGTAATTAAGACGTTAGATAACGAAATTATCGTTTTTTCTTGTAATTTCTGTCTGTGACGTAGGTTGTTTGGCCCCATTTATTGCCTAAGGCTTTACCTACTTTTCTGGCACCAATTATTGCGGCACCAGCCGTCGCGGCTTTAACTATTGGTTCATCCCATATTTTTTTGATAGTTTGTTTTGCAGACCTACTATCTTTATGAATATAGTTGCCACGTTTCTGTAATTTTAAAAGTGCGGGCATTATTTCGGCTAGTCTTGCTTTTCTACGCATATACTGAACTAATCTTGTAACAACTAGTGCTTTTTGATTTTGACTTAAATTATCCCAATCGCCTACTAGTCTACGAGCAGACTTTAACATACCATCTTGTACGTTAAGATTTCTTTGATATCTTAATAGATATCTTTGCTCAAATGATGCATCACTTCTATTATTAGAATAATGAAGTAGAAATCTCAAAATATCTGCTTTCTGTAACGAAAGTCTACTTCTTGCTATCTCATCTTTCTTACTATCACCGATATCGTTATCTTTGCCCATTAGACGATTAAGAGCCATATACATATCTGTACCATTAGTTCTGAAGTAATCAAAGTTTCTATAAACCATAGTACGAGATGCTATATCACCTGCCAGAGGGGCGAAATCATAATCTTTGTTAAATATATTCAATATAAGAAAGTGAACAAAAACTAACTCAGCGGCATCATCTATATTGACATCGCCAGCCATCTTTTTTGTTCTGAATAATCTGCTTTCAGATAAAGTATTTACAAGTTTTAAGTCTTCCATTTTCCGTTCTCTTTTGCTATAGCAACGCAAGTATCTGTCGCTGTAGATTTTAACCATCTTGGAGCAAATGCATGTATTAATACTGCAATTGAACCTATAAACAAACGCATAGATATACCTATCGCATGCCTGAAATGTTGCCATCGAGTCATATTTACTTGTTCTAAATGTAATTTACACTCTTTGCTATACATCATTTCTTCCTTTATTGTATTTATCTTATGTTATTGCACCGCTTGTAACTCGTTTGCTGTTTGGATGTCTCTTTACTACAAATGTTGAATGTGACATATTCTTTTTACTTGCTTTCTGTCCTCTTTTTGGTGTTTTTACGTGTGGTACACTTCTTTTTCCCATGGTCTTATTATTAGTAGTTAAAAAATTATCTCTCTTGCCTCATGTTTGCCGCTGTGAATCCTGCTCTATTAACCAGTTTCACATCCTTGTCTATCACGTAGCCTTCTCCACCTTTTTGGCCATTTGTACTGGCTTCTATATCTGCTGGTTGAGAATCTAACGTTTTAATAATTTTGTTCTTTGTGGTCATAACACCATTAATGAATTGGAAAATTGCCTCAAAGCCATCACTATTTTGTTGAACCCATTGAACTACTCGTTCTTTCTTAGGTCCACTTAGTTTTGATGTTTCTACCCATTCACTGAAATTCTTTCCTAGTTTATCTAGGTTGCCTGCTTTCACACTATTATTAATATAAGTGTAAAGAATATTACCAAAGTCTGCCATTTTTAATTCGGCTGGCACTGCCAATAATTTATCAATTGCATTGGCATTTGATTTTAGGTAACTTTCTAATCTGTCTACTTCTGGTAAGTCAACACCTGGAGATTTAGTAACATACACTGGAGGCATAATCCATGTTTTGCCTGCTTGAAGTTTACCCATATCTACATTGCTTTTATTACCCTCTAAGTCCATTACTACATGCACTACAATACCGACATCATAATTAATTATCTTTTGACCAATATCACTTTTAGCATCTACTGAATATGTAGTTACATTTGGTTTAAATATAAGTCTGCCATCTTTTGATTGTGGAGTCGAGAACCATAGCAAGTCGCCGTGTAAGTATCCTCTGAAATCTTTAGGTATAACACTTTCTACTGTATTCCAAATACTTTTCATCTTTGATGCAAACTCACGTCTACTATCTTCAATCTCACCTTTTGCTCTGTTTAAAAACATTTGCTCTAAGTCATCACCACTTGTTACTCTGCCATTATAACCTTTAGCACCAAATCCACTTTTGTCTGTAAGAACAAATTCACCATTCTCATTACGACCAAAGATAACGGCTGGTGAACCATCCCATTTAATACTGATTGATTTTGGAGAAGTTTCTACTTGATGTAGTTTAGCGATTGCTTTTTGGCCGCCGACTGAACCATCCCATATAATTAGGTCTTCTAAATGCTGAATTCTTGCACCCTCTTCTTTAAGGGCTTTATCCAGAAGTTTCTTCATCTTCTGATGAAAACCAACTTGCTTATTACGAGGCTTTCTTGGACCTCTAAATCTTCTTTCCAAGCCTGCGCCTAATATATCTCTAACCTTCATATTATTCCTTGCCGTATGGTGATTCGCCAGTCATTCTAGGACGTGCAAACCATAACTTAAACCATTCTTGTGTTCCTGGTTCGATTTTATGTTTCTTTTGATACTTGGACTTTTCAGTTCCTGTATAAGAAATATTCTCTTGCTGAGTCTCTTCAGGTTGATATGGCTTATAAATGCCAGCGAGAACCTTTAGTTCATCGATTTGCTGTTGAATACTAGTTTTTTCGTTTTGCATGAGTTATTCCTCGTTTGAATTTTCTCATGTCACCAGTACGAATGCTATTAACAAGACGCTTGGTTAAATCCACAGCAACAGCATCATCGAACTCACGATTAATGAATTCAATCAAATTAATTGCGCCAGAAATTATATGTTCGCCTTTTTGCTCAACGAATCTCTCTGGCTCATTTTTAGAAATTGCCATTGAATTTAATTCTTCAAATAAACTTCTACGTGGTTTCTTAGTCATAAAATAATTCTCCTATCACTATTTATCAATTATCATCGAATGGAGTGGACTTTTTAGACTTTACCATCGCACGAAGATTCATTGCAGATTGGTTTTTTTCTGGTGGAATAGCAGAATCAGTATCATCAGAATCGTTAGATACTGTTGTTTTTCTTTTTAATATGTCTGTTACCTTTGATACATCTTGTGTTCCTACTGCTAAATCATCATCTTCCAAGTCTGAATCACTAATTCTAAGACTATCTCTGTCAAATACTAGATTTATTTTAGAACCAACACCACTTGAACTTCTTGTTTTTAGTAGTTGGAGTTGATATTGACCACGTTCTCTCATTGCATTGCTTGTAAAGATACCAATAACATTATCAGCAGTTTGAATTTTAGAGATACCACCAGCAATATGAGAGTGGTCAAACTCAATTTCTTCTACTGCTGAACGATTTAACTGTGAAGCAGTCACTACAACTGTTTCAGTTTCCATTGCAAAGTTACGAATTTCTTCTGTGACGTACTTGTCTTTGATAAACAAATCACCTGGATTAACTTTCTTAGTTGCAGGCATCAATAAGTCTAAGTAGTCAATACAAATACAATCTACATTTTTTCCTGTAACGATTTGAAGTTCTTTTAGATAAGCACGGACATCATTGATTGTTGAACCTGAAGACATATACTTAATTCTAAGCATTCCTGCTTTTTTACCAATCGTCTTAACTTTCAACTCAACGTCATCTAGTTCTTTAAAGATACGTCTAGTGCTTTTATCAGTTGCCATCGCATCGATACGCATTGCTGATAATTCTTCTGACAATTCTAATGTAAGATAGACAACATTCATGCCGGCTTCTGCCCAGTTCAATGACATATTCTGCATAAACAAAGATTTACCTGAACCAGAACCACCAGCAAAGATAGTTACTTCGCCTCGATTAATACCACCATAAAGTTTATCATCTAAGTCTTTCCAACCTGTAGTGATTTGACCGTTGTTGTCTTTTAGAATTTCAAGTCTTTTTCTAGGGTCATGGAAATAATCAGTACCTAAAGACCTTGCTAATCCAATCTGAACTGCTTCTTTGATTGTTGTTTCTACTTCACCATATTTACCTTCTTCAAGTAAATCAGCACTATTAACGATTGCTCGTTCAATTGCTTTGTGTCTACAGAATGTTTCAAACTCATCAACAAACCAATCACTATGCTTTGCTATGTCTTCTAGTAATTCTATCTCTTGGCCAGTTTCTGCTTTAATCTG